GCTTGGCTTGGCCGCTGCATACAGCAGCTTCAGGGGCTGAACGTCCAGAATGGACTTGCCTTCCAGCTGGATGTTGCCGAACTGTTCGGCAACTCTCACCATGTTGTCACCGGTGTCCCGGCTGATACCGACGGTTGCACACCATTTGCCCCATGTGCCATTTTTGTTGTTAGCGCACAGGTCATGGGCGTGTTTCGCGGCCATGATACGGGCGGTAGTGCTAACGATAAAGGTCTGCGCATCCTGCAAAAGCAGGGCGTTTGTCTGGTCGTCTGCACCAAAGTCAAAGGTGGGTGCGGTACTCGAGGGCACAGGCGCGTTTTCGTCTGCACTGACCGGAACACCGGGTGCGTCGGCAGCAGTCGCCAGTTCCGTCGTAGGGCTTGACCCCTCCGGTGCTGCCGGGGATGCCGCAGTTTGGTTTTCCGCAGCAGTGGCAGCATCCGCATTCTGGGCAGGTGCACATTCGGGTCCCTCCTCTACCGGTTCGATGGGGGCGTTCCTGCAGGGCTTGGCCTCCCTGAGGGCCGTCAGCATCTGCTCCGGGAGCTCGTAGTCGTCCATGGGAATGAACTCGTCGCTGGTCAGAAACGCTTCCGGGGTCAGATGTTTTTCAGCGGCCTTGGCTTTGCCGAACTTCTGGGCCAGCAGATGGCTTTCCTTCCAGACCCGTGCGGATTCGTCCCAGCGCCAGAAGCGCCCACGGGTATAGGCGTAGTAAACATCGTTGCTGTTCTGGCTGATGATCATACCCGCACCTCCGTGTCCTTGAGGCGGTCCAGCATCTCGGCCTGCACATCCTTGCTCATGGGCTGGATGTTGTTGCCCTTCCAGCCATAGCAGAGGATGGGGCCGTAGATATGCTGGCCGCGATAGATACGGTTCAGGTCTCTGCCCATGATGCCGTACACCAGCACTGCCGGGGTGCGTGGCAGGACTTTCTGCTCACAGGGGCACCGCAGCAGTGCTTCGATGCCCTGCAGCGTGTCCGGCAGGGTGGTGACTACCGGCTCTTTGCCCGGTTCGATCAAAATTCCTTTCATTGTAAAACCTCCGATTTTGTGATATCATCGGGGTGATGAAGTCGTTCAAACTCATCATCCCTTGCAGCTCGTCGGTGTTGGCGCACCGGCGGGCTTTTTTCGTATAGTGCGTACCGGCGGCAGGCTGTCCATCTCGCTGCGGTCGATACGTTCCCGCGCAAATGTGTACTTGTAAGTTCGATGGCTGCCGCTGAGCCCATGGCTGACGGCAGACGCAAAGCTGTTCGCGCTCTTGTAGCCCAGCCGCCGGGCACACATCTCGGACGTGCCGGATGCCAGCAGATCGCCGGTCTTTGCGTCCCAGACGGTGTACCACATGACGCGGGCAGGTTTTTCATTGCGCGCCCTGTAATCCCTGCAATATTGGTTGTGGCGCTCTCTGCGGCAGGAAGCGCAAAAGCGCAGGTTGCCAGCAACATTTTCCATCACCTTGCCGCAGTCCAAACAAACGCGGGTAAAGTGCTTTCCTTTATTCATGGGTGGTGTCAGCCCGCCTTCCTTCCGCTCTTCACGGTGTTGCGTGGCTGCTGGTGCACTTTCTTGCTCCGCTTTTTCTCCTGATCGGCGGCGTAGAAGCCCAGCCGCATAAAGAAGATCGCCAGCAGGATCAGCACCATGGCCGTGATGAATGCGCCGTCCGAGACGGTGCCGCCGGTCTGGAAGCTGCCCTCCAGCCCCATGCCGTACAGCAGGCCCACCACGAAGCAGGCCATTGCCAGCCAGTACCAGACAAAGGATTTAATCTTCATTGGTGGGTTTCCTCCATTCTGTCCATAAGATCGGCGGCAGCTGTCATGATGTTGATGATTGTCTCTGCTGGGTCTTTGCTGTCCATACAGATTCCCGCGACCAATGCGGTGCAAAGAGCCGCTTGTTCCATCTGTGTGCCGCAGGCGTAAATTTTGGGGTTGCCATCCGATCCCAGCTGGATTTTCAACTGAGCGTTCGGGTTGATTTTCATGCTCCTACCTCCTGATAGTCAGTTGCGGGGCCGCAGCTGTCCAATGTCCATCCAATGACCGGGTGCCATTCGCCATCTGCAAAAACCTGCAGGCCGGTGTGGTTTTCGTCCTTGACCTGCCCGCCCAGCTGATAGCAGCCGGATGCCCGGCTTCCATCCCAGCGGAACCACTTGTTCCAGAACGTCGGTGCTACGTATGCGCATCCGTTGGGCGCGTCGGCCCGCTCGGATGCAAGGGTGTAAGGTTTGCTCATGCGGATTCTCCTTTCTCAACAGTAGGGAAGAACAGCTCCCCGATTTCATCCTGCGGGATATCAAGCGTCTTGCAAATTTCTGCGATCTCAGTGCTTGTCCAAGGCTGCTTCCCGTTCATCCGCTTGCTCATTGTGTCAGTTCCGATGCCGATTGCATTTGCAATCTCCTGATCCCGGAACCCGCAGCTGTGGAACCGTCCCCGCAGCTTCCAGTACGGGATCTGCTTGAAAGTGCCGAGAATGGTTGATGTGTTCAACATTTTATCCCTCCTTCTTGGCGGGCAATGTGCCGATGACGGCGTTCATGATCTCGTCGAAGCCGGGCAGGCCAAAGGCCACGATGCTCAGCTGGTCGATGCGGCTGTCCAGATCGGCTTGTGCCTTGGCCACAAGGCCTTCGGCCTGCCGCAGACTGTCGCAGATCCTGCTGTAGTCGGTCTTGGCCTGCATGTACCGGGCTTTGTAGTTGTCCCGGTGCTCGATGAAGTCGTTGCGCAGGCTGATGACGTCGGCCAGCTGCTGTTTTGCGGTGCCCACCGCCTGAATGGCGGCGTTCAGCCGGGTGTTGGTGGCTTCCAGCTGCTCGATGTGCTGCTGTGCCTGAAAGCTCTCGTAAGCGCCTGTTTTGCGGATGGCGGGCAGCACCTCGCTGGTCACCCAGCGCTTGAAAGCCTTTGCCTTGGGCATCTTGCTGCTCAGGATCAGGCTGTACAGGCCGCTTTCGTTGATAAGAGCGGTCTTGGATGCGGGGGACGCATTCCCATTTTGGGAATCTGTCTCCTGCGGCAGCATCTCAAGCCGCTTGTCTTCCTCATCGACGTGGGCAATGATGGCCTTGCCGGGATTCTTATATCCCAACGCCACGGCAACGTCCTTGCCGACGAGCCAAGGTGTGCCGTCGATCTCGACGGTGCGCACCTGCCCGAACTCGGGATTAGTGAATGTGGTCAAGTCGTTCATGGTGAATATGTACCTCCTTGTGGGTGGCTCCCTTCTGCGGTATACTTGAGCGGAAAGGAGGTGAAAATTATGCGGATGATTCCCGTTTCTTCGTCGAATCTGGAAAGCGTTGGCTATGAGAATGGTATTCTTTGCATCGCATTCCACGGCGGACGCATTTACGAATACACCGGCGTGCCGGAAAGTGTCTATCAAGGGCTGATGGCTGCTTCCTCGCACGGTAAGTATTTCCATGCTTACATTCGTAACGTGTATCCGTATAGCCGCATTGCTTAATCGGTGACGATAAAAACAAGCGCAGGTCCCTCGGCAGTTACTGTCTTGAACTGATACGGCTCGACACGGTAAGATGCCACACCTTCTCGACTTGATAGTTCTGTAACGAGCTGTTCGGTCGAGGCATTCTTCAAAGTCCAGCGTTCCGTCTCCAGCGGTTCGCTGGGCTTTTTGTTGTTGTCCATGTAGTTCACCTCCTTTCATGCCACGGGGCGGTTGTTCAGATTCTTCAGACTGGCCACCAGATTGATGGATGCCGCAGCGGTCTCCATCTGCTCGAATGCGTCCTCGTCCATGTCCTTGCACATGGAGTGGATGCGGATCACGCGATCCACGTCCTGCTGCGTCAGACCGTACACAGCGGGGTTCAGGGAATTGTTCTTGCGTGCCATAGTCAGCACTCCTTTCTGTGGGTGGCTCCCACGACCATCCCGGCGGCGTCACCGGAATGGTTTCGGCCCGTGCCGCCGGGCCATCATCGGGTGGGTTGTGAGGCGCTCCCGTCTGCGGTACAATAGATAAAAACAGGAAGGGAGGTGAGCGCTGTGAATGACGGAAATAAGGTGCGGCACAATCTGGCATTAGCTTATGCCAACAATAAGCTGCAGATTGCGCTTCAGCGTGGAGAGCATCCGCAGAATCTTGATCTGGATGATCCTGCACAGGCGGCCTGCGCGCTGGCACATTGGTACAGAGCCTGTCTGGATGAACTCATTGAACTGACGGACGATGAACTGTTCAGTCCGTACAGCATGGATTAAAGCATCCGATTGTCCCGCTCCGATTTCACGGATGCCGACAGCATACTGACGATGCGTTCCGCGTCCGAAAAATCAATCTTTTCGCTCTTGAGTTGCTCGAACAGCTTGAGGGCGATTTTCTTTAAGCGCTCGGCGTGTTCGCGGCGCTCTTGGATTTCTTTCTGGATGTTGTTCTTCATCTTCTTCACCTCCTTTTCGTTGACTTGGTTGGCATTGATTTGCTAACCTTGTGAGAACAATATAGCACACTCTGTTAGATTTTTCAAGCCTGGATTTTGAAGAAGGTCAAAAATAAATGTTGACACAGTTAGATTTACGGAATATAATACGAATTGAAGAGAACAGAAAGGAGGTGAACAAAATGAACGCAAGAATCGAAGCCGTCCGAAAACACGAAGGCTTGACGCAGGAACAGTTTGCGGACAGAATCAATCTCTCCCGTAATTATTTATGGATGCTTGAAAATGGCTCCAGAACCCCCAGCGACCGCACGATCAGCGACATCTGCCGGGAGTTCGGCGTCCGGGAAGCGTGGCTGCGTACCGGCGAAGGTGAAATGTTTGTGCAGGACGCCCAGTCCGAACAGGTAGCGGCCTTCCTGGCTGACCTGACCAAGGATGACAGCGACACCTTTAAAAAGCGCTTTGTTGAAATGCTGGCGGGTCTGAGCCCGGCGGACTGGGAGCTGCTGGAACGTATGGCCGAAAAATTGACGCAAAAAAAAGAGGAAAGCCCGTAAAGGCTTCCCTCGCGTGGTGGCTGGCGGCTTATCCGATCAGGTGGCTTGCGTACACCCACACAAGCCGCAGCTGGCGGAAATCGGCTTTTTCCAGCAGTTTCAGAATAGCGTTGATGTAATCTTGTCGTGTCATGTTGCTGCCCTCCAAAGCAGTTTTATTTTCGAGAACATTATACAACCATTGGGAGTTGCACGCAACAATTTTTGACAACTGAAAAGGTTTGAAAAATCCACAGAAAAATTGGATTTTTTCAACAGAAAAGGAGAAAATCATGAAAAAGTCAGCAAAAAGGCTTTTAGGCGTTGTTTTTACACTGGCGCTGATGACGATTCTCGCATGCGGTGCCTTTGCGGCAAAGCCTGCGGTCGAGCTCACCGACGTCTATTTTACGGTCGACGCTTTTGACGGCGTCAGCCCCACGGTCTGCTTCCGGAATAATTCAAACAAAACCATTAAATACGTTACGTTCACGCTGGTTCCGCTTAATGCGGTCGGTGATAGAACTTCCTGCACGATCAGCGGCCGTTCGGCAGTAACGGCCCAGGTAGTAGGGCCGATCGCTCCGACAAGATTTGACCGAACGGTCGCAAACACTGTGACTTCTCCTGCATCCATGGGAGATTTTGGACCGTTCCAGGCACAGCAGCAGCTTGCCACGAATTATTACTTTGGCGCTGAAGAGCGCAACGGGCATAGAATTTTTTTGGACAAGGACGGTAATGCCTATTATGTTGATTCCTACACGCCGTCCTCAGTTCTGTCTGTGATCGACCATTCCAAGACGCTGGGTCAGCTGGATTCCACTACTTATCTGACAGATGACGAACTCCAGAATGCAATTTACGATGCAGCAGTGGAATGGGATTGCCTTTGGTACAACAGCACGATCGACGACATTGCCGTGACTAAGGCGGATATCATCTATATGGACGGAAGCAAAGAGACCGTCAATCAGAAAGCCCTGTATTCGGGTCACTTCAGAAGCGACCCGACGAATCAGCCTTACTATGTGCTGACCAGCAAATACGCCCCTGTTTACGATTATCAGTATTACAAAGAGCACAACGCCGATCTGGCTGCCCTGTTTGGAGATAACCAGTGGAAGTATCTGGAGCATTTCGTAAACAGCGGCATGAAGGAGGGCCGTCAGGGCAGCAGTACATTTAGCCTTGCCGCCTACAAAGCAAATAATCCTGATCTGGTTGCCGCTTTTGGCGAAGATAACCAGAAATACTATGAGCACTATATCTCTTCCGGCAAGAGCGAAGGCCGGAAGGCATCCTGATTTTTGAACAAACAAAAATGCCCCACCGGCGGCAACCGGCAGGGCGCGAAAGAATGGCTTGCTCACGAGGAACAATACCAGCCTAAGCAACTGTATTGTACCACCTCCGGGCAGGCTTGTCAAAGTGTACCCTTTTGGAGGTGAAAACAATGAAAAAGAGAACGAACACGGCATTTTGGGTCGAGAAGGAAAAGCGTTGGTGCATTGCGGTGCAGAAGAACGGCACCCGCAAACGGTTTTACAGCAGCACACCCGGCCGCACCGGTCAACGGGAAGCCAACGCAAAGGCCGATGCCTGGCTTGACGACAGCATCCGGGACGGCAGGAAGAAGGTGGCCACGCTCTATGCCGAGTGGGTGGAAGAGCTGAAGCTGACCTGCGGGACGTCCTATGTTGAGCAGTGCAAGAAATACGGAGATTACTATATTCTGCCTGTCTGTGGGGACATCCGCATTGACGAGCTGACCGAAGGCGATCTGCAAAAGGCCATCAATATGTCTTTCAAAAAGCGATGCCTTAAAAAGGAGCGTCAGCGTAGGTCAAGCGACAAGCCTTTGAGCCGCAAGACCATTATGACGATCCGCTCAACGGAGATCAGCTTTTTGAAATGGTGCCGCCGGAACAGGTACAGTACGATGTTCCCTGAGCTGTCTATCCCGAAGAATGCCCGCATGGGGAAGAAAAAGATTTTACAGCCGACCGCTTTGAAAGTTCTGTTTGATGTGGACACCCGCCTTTACTATGGCAAGCTGGTCTTTGACGAGTATATCTATGCCTACCGGTTTGCAGTTGCTACAGGTGTACGCCCCGGTGAACTTGTGGGGCTCTGGTATGGTGACGTCAAAGGGAACACGGTCAATCTGCGCCGCAGCATCAACAGGTTGGATGAGGAAACCACCGGCAAGAACGAAAACGCCATTCGCTCATTTGACATGGGCGAGGAAGCCCGTGAGGCCTACGAAGCGCAGGTGGCCTTGCTGAAGGCTTCCGGTATCCCGCTGAACTATACCACCCCTTTGTTCCAGATCCCGAACCAGAGAGCTTTATTCAAGCGCTGGAAGAAGTACCAGCGTGACAATGGCATTGAGCCTCAGGTCACGCTGTATGAGATGCGGCACACTTTCGTCAGCATTGAATCCGGCGTATTGACCGACAGCCAGCTGAAGATGCTGGTCGGTCACAGCAAGAACATGGACACTGCCGGAGTGTATCGGCACGAGCTTGACGGTCAGAGGGAAGATCTTGCTGCCGCTACCACCGCGGCATTCAGGAAGGCTCAAGGGTGA